CGGCACGCTGAACCAGGTGTTCGTCAAGGTCAAGCGCAAGGGGCCGCGCAAGGCAGTCAAGGGCGCATTCATCGGCAACAAGGGCCGCACGCTGTTCAAGCGTGTTGGCAAGGATCGCCTGCCAATAAAGCCCGTGCAGGTCATCGACGTGGCGCAGATGTTCAACACGAAGCGGGTCAACCAGCGCGTGCGTGCAGTGATGCAGGCGAGGTTCGCCGATGTGTTCGAGCGGGAGGCGCGGTTCTACTTGAACCGGTTCAACAGAGGTGGACGGTGAAGTTGCACAACGCCCACGTCAAGGCGTACCAGTGGCGCGCCGGCCAGTTCTCACCCTCACATGAAAGGTCTAGGTTCTTCCACGGGGGTGACCGACACGGGTGCGAAACGGCTCGAAATCGCGCTAGCAATTGGGTTTTAGCTTTGTGACTTTGCGACTGTGACTGCCGATGCTCTCACGCAAGGACATGGCCGCTGGCTTGGGCGTGGCGCCGTCTCTGGTGACTCGCTACCGCAACGCCGGCATGCCGATGACCTCGGTCGCCGACGCTGCGGCATGGAAGTCGGCGCACGTGCGTGCTCGCGTCACGAACGGAACGAAGCCGCAGACCAACGGCCACCAGCCGCCGAAGACGCCACCGCCGAACCACTACCAGGACGCGCGCACGCGCTGGGCGGTGGCCGAGGCGCACGACCGCGAGCTGCATGTGCTCGAGCGCCGGCAGGTGCTGGTGCACCGCGAGAAGGTGCGGTCCGAGGTCGCCCGCCTGCTCGTCGGCCTGAAACAGGCGCTGCTGCAGCTGCCGGCTCGCCTGGCCCCGGTGCTCGCAGCCGAGACCGACGAGGTCAGGGTGCACGACATCCTGCAAGACGAGTTCTACGCGGTCCTCGCGGAAACCACGGCTAGGGCGGGGTGATGGAAGAGCTGGCGGCCAGCGTCGAGCAAGAGTTCGACGAGGCGTCGACTGCGCTCGCTCACGACCTGGTTCGCGAGTTCCTCGCGCCGCCGCCGCGCCAGACCGTCACCGAGTGGGCAGAGGCCAATCGCTACCTCAGCACCGTCGAGAGCGCCGAGGCCGGGCCCTATCGCTCGTCGCGCACGCCGTACACGAAAGAGCCGCAGGACTGCATGTCCACGCGCAGCCCGGTCGAGGAGGTCGTGTTGATGTGGGCGTCGCAGACCGGCAAGACGGCCGCGCTGTTGAACTGCATCGGCGCCTCGATCGCCAACAACCCAGGCCCGGTGATGATCGTGTGGCCGACCAACACGGTCGCCAAGCGCAACAGCCGGCAGCGCATCGCGCCGCTGCTCAACGGGTCGCCGCAACTGGCCGCCCGCGTTGCTGCCAACCGTAGCCGCGACAAAGCCAACACCACGATGCTCAAAGAATTCGACGGCGGCATCCTGGTCATTGCCGGCGCCAACAGCGCGGCCGACCTGCGCTCGACGCCGGTGCGCGACCTGTACCTCGACGAGGTCGACAACTTCCCGCTCGACGTCGACGGCGAAGGCGACCCGAGCAAGCTGGCCGAGGCGCGCCAGACCACCTATTCGCGGCGCAAGCGGCTCAAGACCAGCACGCCGACCACCAAGGATTTCAGTCGCATCGAGGCGGCGTTCCTCGCGTCCGATCGCTGCTATTTTCACGTGCCGTGCCCGCATTGCGGCGCCTACCAGCGCCTCGAGCTCGGCACCAGCACGCCGCACGGCCTGAAGTGGGACAAGGATCACGCCGGCGCGCCGATCCCGACCAGCGTGCGCTATGTGTGCGTCGCCAACGGGTGCGAGATCAAAGAGCACCACAAGCGCACGATGCTCGCCGCCGGCGTGTGGGTCGCCGAGCAACCAGGCGCGCACGGCGGCCGCGTGCGGGGGTTCCACCTCAGCGGCTTGTATTCGCCGCTCGGGTGGCTATCGTGGCGCACGATCGCGGCCGAGTGGTTCGAGGCCAATCAGGCGGTAACGCGCGGCGACCTGTCGCTGCTGCGAGTGTTCATCAACACCCGCCTGGCCGAGACGTTCGAGGAGCAGGGTGATCGGGCCGACCAGAACGTGTTGCGCAAGCGCGCGGCCGACATCCCGCTGCGCGTGGTGCAGGCGGACTTCTCGATCATGACCCTGGCTGTCGACGTCCAGGCCGACCGGCTGCACCTGGGCCTGTGGGCATGGGGCCGCGGGATGACCCGCCAGCTGGTCGACCGCACGGTGCTCTACGGCGACCCAGCGTCGCCCGAGTCGGAAGAGGGCTCGCCGTGGGCCGCGCTCACGAAGTACCGCGCCGCGGCCGTGCACAACGTGCACGACAAGCCGGTCGAGCTGCTGTCCACCGCGATCGACTCTGGTGGCCACCACACCCAGGCCGTCTACGCCTACGCCCGCGCGCACCAGCACCAGCACGTGCTGGCCGTCAAGGGGCAGAGCCAGGCCGGCAAGCCGATCATGGGCAAGCCGACCCCGCAGGATGTGAACTGGCGCGGCGAGAAGATCAAGCGCGGCGTCAAGCTGTGGCCGGTCGGCGCCGATACCGCGAAGGCCGAAATCTACGGCCGCCTGCGGGTCGACAAGCCAGGCGCCGGGTTCGTGCTGTTCAGCAAGCACCTCCCGGCCGAAGTGTTCGAGCAGATCACGTCGGAGCGCCTAGTGACCCGCTACGTCAAAGGGCGGGCGCGGCTGGAGTGGGTGCTGCCTGGCGGCAAGCGAAACGAGGATCTCGACTGCGCTGTGTACGCGCTGGCGGCTGCGATGTGGGGCGGCATCGACCGCTGGCGCGATGCCGACTGGCAGCGGCTGGAGAAGCGCCTGCTGCCAGAGAAGCCGGCCGATGAGAAGAAGCCAGAGCCGGCGCCGCCGCCGCAGCAACCGGTGGCCGTGCCGCGGCGTGTGGGTAGACGGCGCGGCACGATCGGTGGCGGCAGTCGATGAGCACGTCGAACCTCATCACGGAGATCGCGCGGCGCACCGCCGCTCATCCAGACATGGAGTCGGCGGTGCTTGGCGCCGTGCGGTCTGCACTGCCGATCGTGCTCGAGGCGGTGATCCGCGAAATGTATCCGGGCGAGACCCTCAGCCTGTACGTGCCAAAAGCACCGCGCCAGGTCACTGAAGCCAGGCGCCAGGAGCGCGCAGCCCGAGACCAACGCATAGCAGCATCAATCGCCGCCGGCGAGGCGCTGGACAACATCGCGGAGCGAGAACGGGTCAGCAAACGACACGCCAGACGCGTGCGCGCGCGGTTTGGTGGACATCGCACACCGTGACGTGTCCGGCGCTCAGGCCGACGATGCCGCCAATTCAACGGCCAGCGTTTTGAAGGGCACCACCTATGAGCGCAACGAATGTCTTCGAGAACGGCCTGCTGTCGCTGATCTTCGAGAACGCCAACTATGCCAACGTCGGCGACGCGACAGGCCTGCGAGGGTCGACGACGGCGGGCGTGTTCTACGTCTCGCTGCACACGGCCAACCCGAACGAGACGGGCAGCCAGAACACGACCGAGGCGGCCTACACCGGCTACGCGCGGGTGTCGGTCGCGCGCTCGACGGCCGGGTGGTCGGTGGCGTCCGGCGTGGCCGACAACGACGCCGCCATCACCTACGGCATCGACACGTCTGGCAGCGAAACCGAAACGCACTTCGGCATCGGCTCCGACAGCTCGGGCGCCGGCAACCTGTTCCTGTGGGGCGCGCTTTCGGCCAGCCTGGCGGTTTCTCCTGGCATCACGCCGAGCTTCGCCATCGGAGCGCTCGACATCACCCTCGACTGATCTGGAGCACAGCATGCGAATCAAGCTGACGCAGGACGTCTACGGCGAGGACCGCCTCGGCAACAAGTTCATCCGCCAGACCGTGCGCGGTGAGTCGTCGCGCTACCCGAACGGCCTGGTCGTGACTTGGAAGACCGGGCGCGAAATGGACGTGTCCGACGCGACTGGCGCCAAGATGATCGAGGCCGGCCAGGCGGTGGAGGTCAAGGCGTGAGTGGTCCGCTGATCAACCCATCGACGGTCGGATCGCCGCTGCTGTCCCGACAACGCATCAGCGTCGACACCGATGGCGGCGAGATCGTCGTCATGACCATCGGCAACGTCGAGGTTAAGCTGCCTTACGAGACGGCACTGCAGCTGTCGCAGTGGCTGCGCGTGCGCGGCAAAGAGGCCAAGCGGCGCGCCGGAGATATGTCGCGCCACTGGTCCGCGGTCGGTGTGCTCGAAGACCTGAAGACCTGAAAGGGAACCCACAACATGGCACGCAATTCGATTGCTGGGCGCTCGACAGTCACGCCCACCAACGTGAGGGCGGGCGTGTCGCTGTTTGCGGTCGCGTCCAGAACTCTCAAGGTGCGCGAGGTTGGGATCTTCAACACCACGGCGACAGCATGCGCGATCGCGGTGGCGCGCTTCACTGCGGCCACCAACGTCGGCACCGGCCTAACCGAGGCGCCATGGGACACCGAGGGCCCGGCGCCCAACGGCACCGGCTTCGCTGGCCACACCGGCGACGGCACCGTGGGCGGCGTGCTGCGGCAGGCGTCGCTCGCGGCCGCGATCGGCAGCGGGGTCGTGTTCACCTTCGGTGACACCGGGATCATGCTCCCAGCGGGCACCGCCAACGGCATCGGCATCACGTGCCCGACTGGCACCGGCCAGGTGTTCGACTACTACATCGACTGGGATGAATGAGGCCGGGGCCGACCGTGTGCGGGCGCGCGCCACCGGCTGCACAGTCTGCCGTCCAGACAACCGGCCTGGAGTGGGGCGGCAACGAGACCGGCAACACGCAGCGCGTGCTGCGCTGGCTGAATCCGTTTCCGATCTACGACGCGACGTACATTTTTCGCATCTACCCAAAGGGGCCGAAAAGTGCCGCGACGAACCCGGCTTACTGGACGACCTTCTTCTGGGGCAACTACGGGGATTTTGGCTGGGATAGTAGCGTCGCTAACACCTATTACGGTGGCCACCCATACCCGTTCGTCGGTGGCCAGAATTGGGAAATCTCAGTTGGCTCGTTTGACATCGAAGGGCCTGCCCCAGAGTGGAACCGCTGGTACACGCAGGTCTTCCGGGCGTGGCGCGAGTCATCCACATCCTGCCATCACGAGTTCATCTACGACTGGGACCTGTTCGTCTCGAGCAA